TTGTCAGAAAGGAATATATCTATATGGTCTCCGTCTACACTTTCAGTACCACGAATGTAGCCGTAGGTGTTGTGCATTTCGCTTTCCCACTGCTTGCCGTTTGCATCAGTGCCACGACGAATACTACCCTTTGGCTGTTCGATGGTAATATTAAGTCCGTCTACTTTGATGTGTCCTTTTTTGTAGTTGCCAGCTTCCTTTTGTGCTTCTGTGGGATTGGTATCAACCTTTGCTTCCTCTTCTTTGCGTGTACGTTGTGCCTGGTGTTCTTCTGCTACTCTTTCGGCATAGTCTGTTATACTTTCACCGTATTTTCTCGGTGCTGCTACAAATTTATCCTCCTTTTCTTGCTTTGTTTGAGAAGATTGTGTATCTTTGCCAATAGAACCATTGCTATGGTTTGATGCGCTGCCAGCTGGCTCGCTGCCCTGTTGGGCTTGCTCGGTGGTAACATTTGCAGGAGCAGCACCTGTAGCAGAAGTTTCATTCGCGCCCTTCTCCCATAGCAATGGCTTTTTATTCAAGCCTTCTATTCTTTCATACCCCGAAGTCTTTATACCGTAGTATTCGCCACTTTCAGAGTTCAACAGAATAGTAACTGCACGTCTACCTGTACGGCTTCTTCCATTTTCTATTGAGAAAATTACGGCATTCTTATCTCCTTGCCGTACATGGTCGAAATTATCCATAACATCTAAGATAAAATCGATAGCATCATCAGTCCGGGACAATCCCATTTCTTTCCCATGTCTGTCAAATACATGTTTCAACATCGAGGGAGTTAGACGTAAAGGAGCTTTGGGTTTACCTATCTTGTCAAAGACTTCTTCAGGAATATTCGCCAAATCAATGTTGCCATTGGCGTCTTGGTAGAAGTTTTCTCTATTTTCAGCTTTTTTGTCGCTAAGAGTGTAGTCGGTTTCGCTTTCTACTTCTGTGGGTGTGCTTTGAGGTAGAGTTCCATTCTCATTACTGCTTCGCACGCCAGTTGGAACTTCTGTTGGTTGCTCTTTGCTTTGGCTATCTCCTCTGCTGTTATTAGTTTCTTCTGTTTGCAAAACTGTATCGCCTGGAGTAGTTGTTGGCTCTTCTGCTGTGGTGTCATTTCCTTGTTCTCCATTTTCTATATTGTCTGTTTGTGAATGTTCTGCTGCGTATGCATCTTCGAATGATGCTACAAATTGTGGATATAATATATCGGGTGCAAAGTTAGCGTATTTTCTCAACAATTCGGGCAATACGATTTCTCTGTATTGCAGATATTCTTCGTATGTCATATGGTAGTTTTCGTAATACCACTGCTCTCTTTGCTGTTCTACAGCTTCTATATAGCGTTCTTCTTCTTCCGTTGCGTCCTGTTGTTTGAAGTCGCCACGTGTTCTCGAACTTAAAAGTGCATCTATGATTGCTCCACGTGCTGCGTTGCTATCTCCATCAAAGAATCTACCACCTAGATTCCATTCGTCGTAGTCTGCAAGTTCTTCGCCGAGCCTTGCAATAGTCTTTCCTTGTTTTGAAATCATACCAACGAACTTTTTCTGTTCGCTTATGGATAGCCCTGTTTCTTTTCTGAAATCTTCGGGAGTTATTTTTGCACCTCGTAAGAAGTCTCTCACGAGGTCTTCTACGGACGTAGGATTTTCTTCGTCTCCTGCCGTTATTCCTCTGTAATCTTTTCGTGCTGCTTCTCCGCTTAATTCGTCTTCTGCGTTTTTAAGTTCTTCGGGGGAGGTGTGGGTAATGTGTTGGCGTTCGTTTTCTACAGCTTGCCAGTAGTCTACCTTTGCTTTCGCTTTATCAACTTCTTCTTGATAGGCTTTCTTCTCCTGCAGGTATCTTGCTTTGTCTGTACCAATCTTCGGTACTTTTTTTACAACGCTGTTGTATTCCTTTTGTGCTGCTTCGATATTTGCAGAAATAAAGTCGGCAATCTCTGTATCGTCTAATGAGCCGTCGTACAAATCTTCTATTGTGCGTTCTACAGGAACTTCGTGATATAATAAGTTTCCTTTATCATCAGTAGGTATTGCTTGTTGCTGCGGCTCTACTGCTTGTTGTTGTGGCTCTGCTGTCTCTTCTTGTGGTGTTGCTTCACTTTGTGGAGAGTTCGCCTCGCTTTCCTCTTCTACTGGAGCTTCGTTACTTTCGTTATCAGCAACAGCTTCCTCTGCCTGCTGTTCAACTGTTGCGTTTTCTGCAACAGTTTGCGGTTGTGGCTGCATAGCAGTCAGTTCGGCAGCAGTGTAGGTCTTGCCACCAGGATATGCGTCTGAAACAACAATAATGCCATCGGGTGTAACATCTTGTACGCTGCCGTCTATAAGGTTTCCATCTTTGTCTTGCACCTTTACAGTGTCGTTGTAATGGAAATTGCGAACACCGTCTATTTTTGCGGCTTCTGTCTCTGCTATTTGTTGCGTTGTCTCTGCTGCATTGTTAGCCTTGTAGGTAGCTGCATCAATAGGAGTATCTACACTTTGTAGGTCTTTTATATTGAGCATTTCCTTTTTCCCACTCTCCGTATTGTAAACGACAATATCGTTGTCGGACTTTTCGGTGTCTATGCTCTTTCCATCGGGAGACATTGCCACGTTTCCTGAAACAACATATACTTCCTGGTCTCCATTTTTGAGAGTTGCACGAATGATAGTGCCGCTATCCTTATGAGTGAGATTATCTATTTCTGCATTGGCTTTATTTACAGCTGCCTTTATTTCGTCCTGTACACGATTAATCATACCATTGTATGCGGTACGTGCAATGATATATTTAAGTGCTGCTTCTCTCTGTTCTTCTGAATAGGACTTGTAAGCGTTGCTTTCTTTGAATGCGTCTACATCTTCGACACCGTCCAATGCGTTTAACTCGTCCTCGCCTAAAAGTTCTGCTGCGTGCTTTTCTGCTTCGTCGAGCGAGGTTTTGACTTCATTCATCTGTGCATCACGTGCGTTCTGTCCGTTTTCATAGGCAGACTGTACTTCCTGCTGTTCAGAAGAGATGTTATCCTCAATGGCGTTTTTGAGATGCGAAATATCATTACCACGTTTAATATACGTATTAACAGTATAGTCTACGATGGTTTGTTTTTGTTCATTGTTGAGTTTTGAGTTGTTTATGTAAGATTGCAGTAAATTTCCTGCCTTGTCATCGGGAGCGTTGTCTATCTCGCTCTTTATCTGTTGCCAACGGTCAGTACCAAAGATAACATCTGCATAGCTATCTGCGTCGTTGATAGCGGTATTTAGTTTGCGGTTGTTGCGAATGTAGCTGCCCACACGTGCTCCACTGATGATACCACAACCTAAGCCTACACCTAAAATAATATCGGTGTTTACTTTCTTGCTGAAAACGCTGTTGTCATCGTTAATGTCAAGATTAAGGTTTAAATCGCCTACAGTGAATGCGTTTTCAAAGTTACCAACAATTTCTTCTCCAACCTCACCAAATAAACCGTTCCACTCTGTGTTCTTTGTGAAGCGGTTAAAGCTTTTCATAATTTGCTTGTTGTTAATACCTGTAAGGAAATCTTTCGTCTTACTCAAGCCCCACTTATCCATAGCCTTTGCCGCACCCTTTTGCGTAAAGTTTGCCAAAGGTTTGAGGTATTCGCCAAACAATTCGCTTTGGTTTTCAATGGTCTGTGCCGTGAATGCTTCTGCAAAAGCTCTACCACCACTCTTTACATTTGTACGCTTGCCGCTGTAGACGATGTTTCCTTTGCTATCGGTGGTAGCTTCCAAATCACCAGTCATACGTTTATGTGTATCGGCTGCAACGGCAGGCATATTGAAGATGGTGGTCATTGCAGCACCTTGCGCCACGTCTCCAACAAAACGTCCTGCGAGTTCTCCTGATTTGATAACAAACTTACCTACGGCTTCTGTGGCGTATTTGCCGAACGCTTTTTCGAGTTGTGTTCTGCAATACTTCTGAAACCCTACGCCTACACCTTTTACAGGACTGGCTGCAAACTGCATCATATAAGGAGCCATCTGTATAGTTGTGCCTGCTGCTCCATACAGTCCGCCCAATGCGTCTCCGTGCTTGCCCATTACGGCATTTTTAAGGGCTACGGCATTTAACAGTGCTTTCTGTGCTGCCGTTGCACGGTTGTTTGCGTAGGCGTCAGCTGCTGCCTTTATGACTGTAGCGTCCTTAAGGTCGGTAAAACCGAAGTCCCACGTGCGAATATCGGTTGCGGTTTTTGCTCCACCACGTAAAATCCGCCCAAATGCATTCTTAATTTGATTGGTGAGACCGTCCGTCTTCCTTGTACGAAGAATGTTATCCTCGCTGATGGCTGCTTGTGCATCGTCTGCCATACGTTGCATAGCTTGTCCTGTGCGCATAAGTTCTTCGGCTTCGGGGTTGCGCTTTATGCCCTCCGCTTCGTCGTATGCGCTGCGTCCGCCACCCTCTACAGGAATAAGGTCCGCCCACCACGGACGGTCTTTATAGTTAGGGTCGTACATTTGTTGCCCCTTTTCTTCGATGCGCTTACCCTCTGCATTCATTGCATCAACCTGCTTTTGCAAAAGGTCTTCTTCTGCCTTGCGTTTCTCAAAGACCTCTGTATTCTTTGCAATGTCATCGCTTCCGCTTTGTACTCCAAAGTTTACGGTATCGGTAAATCCACGTTCGTTTTCGAGTTTACGTTGCAATGCTGGCTTTAGGTAATACTCTACAAAGCCTTGTGTGTTGTCAAGTCCTAATCGGGTAGTTGTATCTTTGAGTTTCTTTTGAAAGTCTTTATTGTAATAAACCTCTTTCAGTGCATAGAGTGGGTCGCCGTTATTCATACGGCTATACATATAGTCCGCTATGTTGTTAGCAACATTTTGTGAATAAAGACCGTGTACTAAAGTCAGTGCTTTTTCTGCCTGTTCGTTATCAAGACCCATAGAACGAGCCATATTTGCAGCTTCGGCAATTTTTTTAGGATTATCTTTTTTGTATGCTTCATCGTAGACCGTATAAAGGTTATCTATGACTTCTCCAAGATTGCTATCAGCACCATACATTTTAATAGGCTGCTGTGCATCGGGGATATGACTTGCAACATTATAATCCTTATCAACATTAGATAAGAAAGCATTTTGCGAATTGTAGTCTTGTGGTGCAGTAAAACCAGTATCTTGTTGCACAGATTTCATAATTGGCTGTGCATCGGTAGGCTTGCCTACATTTGGAGCAACAAAACGTGGGTCTATCTTTGCAGGCTTTACAGGTTTTATTTCTTCCTCTTGCTGCTGCTCTGCTCGTGGCTGCTGATAAACCATATTAGAAAAGCTGTCGTAGTCTTTTACATCTGCAAACTCTTTTCCTTTGAGTGTGTTATAAACAAGTTTTCGATTGTTTTCGTCTGCCATACTTTCGGCAAACTCTTGTTCTGACCCTAAATCGTTATAACCCTCTTTGGCTAATGCGTTGTAAATAACCTTTATGTTGTTCTTTATATCTGGCATACGTATGTTATTTTTTTATTTTAATCCTAATATCTTTTTCCCTTTGTTGTGTTTTAACCCTAATGACTTGCCATTATTGATTTCTGTATAGCCGTAGTTGTCTACAAGGTACTGCTTTGCCTGCGGTGTATAGTTGGCAAGTTTAGCAATGATGTCGCCCTTTTTTAGTGAGCCTGAATTGACGGCATTCTGATTTTTCTTGTCTACCCAACCCATATTTACAGCATATTGATAAATGGCATCTTGTTCCATCTTTGAAAGTTGTTTCTTCCGTCCGATGGTGAAATTCCTGCCGCTGATGTAATACATATCTGATGCATCTACACCTCCGCTGTTTTTCCCTCCGCCTTTTGAGCGTGAGATATTGTTTCTTTCTCTGCTTAATCCCTCCACAGCTCTATTGTGGCGTGCTCTTTCTGCATTGGCTGCACGCTGGTTTGCAAGCTGCTCTTTCTTCAATGCTGTATCTGCTTCGAATTTCTTTTGATTGAATTCCTGTTGAGCCTTTTTGTATGCTGCATCGGCTGCTGCTTTGTCAGCTGCTGTCTGTGCCTGCGCTCTTCTGATTCCTATCTCTTCCAACTTTGCTTTTGCTTGTTCTTCGTAACGTTTTGCTTCTCGTGCGTCTTTTGCTGCATCAGCTGCTTCCTTACGTGCTATCTCACGTTCTTTCATATTCATTTCATAATCACCTTGTCTTGCACGCAAGATAGCGTTGTTATAGCGAGCCTCGTTTTCTTTACGCACTTGCACAAATCTATCGTAACGCTCCTTTGCCTTGCCACTCAACGAACTATCGGGAGTACTCATATCGGGAGCGTATTTACTTGTATGATACAAGTTTGAGAGTGCCGAAACGCCATCGCCAATAGCCGACAATATTGCCCTGCTGCGTTCACGCTTGCGCTGCCGTTCCTCTTCTTCGGGAGACGGTTTGCCACTTTCGTAAAGCGTGCGTGCTATTTGCTCCAAAGACATTCTTTGATGAGGATTGTTTTCTTGTTCAGAGTTATTCTCCTCTGCTGTTGGTGGAACGTCCTTTGGCAACCAGCTGCTGACGGGTGCTGGCTGGGGTATTTTCTCTATGGGCTGTACTTCGCCTGGCATCGGTTGAGGCGGAGTTGTTGCTGGCTGGGGCGCACTTACTTCGCCTTGTGCTGGCTGCACTGTGGGCGGTGTATCTGTTTGTTGTGGCTGCACTGTTTGCGTAGGTTGTTGAGTGGGTGTTGTTACTCCACTTCCTCGCCTACGGCTTCTTGTGCCACTTGTGTTCATTATGTCTGCTAAAGAACTCATATAGCTGTCTGACCTATTTAAACGTAAGGATTGTTTTCTTGCTCGTCTTGCTTTGGCTTGATGGGCTTTTCTGTGCCGTCCATATAAGCGGCTATGCCTGCTGCTGCATTGCCTACTCCCTTAACGGCATTGGCTATGTTCTGTGCACGATTAACTTCCAAGTTTCCAAGTTGTGCATTCAGGTTGTCTTCTCGTTGCTGGTACTGCTGTTCGATGGCATCTTTACGAGCTTCGCCCATTGCGTTAATGTTGCTGACTGCGTTGCTCATTGCGTTTGCATCGGCTGCCTTTTGCGCTGCAACACTTTCCTCCGTACCTCCAACGACGGCTTGCGTTCCTGCTGCGTTCTCGCTATTGCGTTTAAGGTGTTCACGCAAATTAGAAAGTACGGCTTGTGCTTCGGCTCGCTGCGTTGCATCTTCGTTGTAGCGTCTATCGTACCAACTTTTGTTTTCTTGTTTTTGCTGATTGATTTGCGCTTTGTATTTGCGCATAGCTTTTGAGGCTTTGATACCTCCAAAGATACTTCCTGCTATTTTGAGACCTGCTCCTATTGCTGTTCCTAACATATTGCTTTGCTTTGTGGAATTAATACTTATAATAATGCGTCAAAATTAAAACAATACCTTTGCTTTTGGTTTTTAAGTATTAACACGCAAAGAATATGAAAACAATAAAAAAGGAAACAGAAAAAGAAAAAGGAAAACGAAAAAAGACAGGTGGGCGTGTGAAAGGAACGCCTAATAAGCTTACTGCTCTTAATAGAAAAGCTATTGAGGGTGTATTAGCGGATTATAATGAAAGTGGGCTTTTTACACAAGACTTTCTTTCGTTAGAACCAAAAGACAGAATTGCAATAGCAGAGAAATTGATACAGTACACAACGCCAAAGATGCAAAGCACTACTGTTGATTTAGTTGCAGAGAATACAGAATGTACTATTGATATAATGTTGAGAAAATTAGCGGAGGAAAAATAAAGGAATATGGTAGAAAGAATATACAGAATATTTGAAAGGTTAGCGAGCATAGGCAGCGACAAGTATTTACATTTCATAGTAGGCATGATGGTGGCAGCCGTCATGCGTCTGCATGTCGGGGTACTGGCAGCATTGACAGCCGTTGCAATGGTGATGACAGCAAAAGAGATGGTAGACCACTTCGTGCGCAAGGAGAATTTCGATTTAAAGGACGCACTCGCAGGCGTAATGGGTGGCGTGGTAATATTAATATTAATGATATAAACAATGGCAAATTTCACAATAGGAGAGTTGTGCACCTCAAAGGTGGCACAAGAGAAAGGAATAGATAACACACCCCCAGCAGTGGTTAGGGTGCATCTG